TCACCTTTTTCAGTTCCGTGCCAATCAAAATAGTATCTAATAGTTTTACCCGTTGTGCATTCACAATCTGTTACTACTATTACACTGCCACTTCTATTAAAATGTGGCAAATAATCCCAATTTTGATTCTCACTACCTGAATGTAGATGAAAATATCTAAGTTTATTGTCGTCCATTATTACCTTCCTGATAGTCGATTTTTTATATAAGGCGAACTGTGGCTAGAAAGGGGATACTAGCCACTTAGTTTATAGACTAAACTGTTGTTGTTTGTGTTCAGCTTGTTCTGCTTCTTTACTAACAGCAACATCAGTTCGCTTCCTTCCTACTTTGTGGTATTTCCAAATCTGATTGGCTTCGCCTTGTTCAAAAATCTTCACACCGCAGGAATTGTGTAGATAAAGGGGATACCATTTACCTTTAGAGTTGTGCCAATATCTATTAGCCATGTCAACTTCTTGTTCACAGTATCCGCATAGTATAGTTTTCATATCATTCCTTTCTTTTTAAGTTCATCATATTTGTCGAGAAGTTTAACTAAATGTATATCATCCCAATCACAAACATATTCGTCTTCGTTTAGTCTAAAACTAAACCATTCAAGTTTGTGTTCACAGTCACAGTAAATACCACTAACAGATTTCTCACTATCCATATTAACTCCCTTTTTTTTATTACGAATGCGAATGCAGGCGGAAGAAAAAAAGACTCCATTACCTCTCGTTTGACATTTATAACCGGATACAACCTGATAAAAAAAACTGCGGGATAACTGAATACCCCACAGTTTAATTAATTGTTTGTTAACTGTTAGCTAAAGCTTTAATAGCATTATCACCACAAGGTCTACAAACAGACCAATACACAAACGGGTCTATCTCAACGTATTCACCACTAGCAGTTTTAACTTCACGATATCTGCGAAAGTTGTTACCTTTATTAAAGGTTTTCTTACAACCATCACAGACGTAAGTTTTGCTATTAGTTTGTGTAGTAGGTTCGGTAGTTTGAGAAGTTCCCGCTTCATCAATTGTTGCCAACTGTATCTCCTTTTATAGATAAACAACCCATTAATTTTTTTTATGGATTGCGAACGCAAGACGGAAAAAAGATTACAAACTACCTAACCTACATTATGTTATATATTATATCTGTACATTTAGGTATCAATTTAAACTATATTGGTCTGTTTTAATTAAACTGTAGGTAGTAAGTCAAGATATATGAAACAGATTTCTTTATCTACATAAATACTAAATATAAAGACTATACAGTAGTCCGGATTTCAGAAATCTGTTACATTATTCTTTGACTTACGGATGTCAACCTGACGTTTGTATTAGTTGTACGTAAGGTCTAAATAATATGCTGGTAATTCTGTATAGTCAGAAACCCAATGTTCTTAGCCTTTTCGGGCAGTAGCGGGCATATGTAGATATTTTTCTGATTAAACCTGTTCCTAAATCCTTGGGTACTGCCTTTGCCTTTCTAGTGTACTGTCTTGCCAGTCAGCAGCTTTTCACATCCCGATTGCGTCTTTACCTGTAATAAAATACTACGGTTTAGTGTTTGTATTTAAGGTGACTATAGCATATAATTCTCACTATACAAACATCTAAAGAAAGATAGTTAATAATGGTCGATACTGCACAAAATGTAGTCTGTATAGCAGAGGGTTGCAGGAAAAGATTAAAGGGGAAACAACGTAAATTTTGTTCTCCTACCTGCCAAAAACGACAATTTGCTAGAGATAAGATATATAACAAGCAAGATGACATAAAACCTATTAATATAGAACGTAAGTCTGACGAGGGCGATTACGCTTCCGTTAGGCGAGGACAGTATTACCAATCTTTCGTAAGTGAAGGTATAGCTGAATCGGTTGCAACTGGCGATATGACAGTGGCTGACGCAGCTTCCCTCCTTGGTTGCACATCAGCTACTGTCAGTCGCATGCTTGCTGCATACAAAATAGACACAAAGAACTCTGTAGCTGCAGAAGATTGGGAACTATCAGAAGAAGCTAAGGCATCATTAGAAAATTTTTCCGACTTCCGACACAAATACTTTAGAACAGAACTAGGAAAACATTACGACACCGCAGATTTTCATACTAACTGGATTAACAACATTATAGATAGTATAGATAACGGTAAAGAGTTATTAATACTGTCACCCCCTAGACACGGAAAGACAGAACTGTTAATACACTTTGCTGTATATCAGATATGTAAAAACCCTAACGTACGTATTATGTGGGTAGGTGGCAACGAAGACATAGCTAAGAACGCATTGTCTGCTGTACTTGACGTACTAGATACTAATGAAGAACTTAGAGAAGACTTTTGTATGCCAGGTCAATCTTTTAAACCAGATAATAGGTCAGGTAAGAACTGGTCACAAAATCAATTTACTGTAGGTACAAGAACAGTAGCAGGTATTAAATCACCTACTATGGTTGCTGTAGGTAAGGGTGGAAAGATTCTATCACGTGACTGTGACATAATTATTGCAGACGACATAGAAGACCACCAAACTACTATGCAACCTGGTGCAAGAGAAAGTACAAGACAATGGTGGACAACAACACTATCAAGTCGTAAAGAGGAACATACAGCTGTAATTGTAATTGGCTCACGTCAGCACCCTGATGATTTATATAACCACTTACTTGAATCAGATAACTTTACAAGCATAGTAGAAACTGCACATGCACTTGATTGTCAAATTCCAGAACATTTAGAAGATGAACATATGGATTGTATGTTGTGGTCAAACAAACGTAGTTTTAAATGGTTAATGTCTAGGTTGCACTCTGCTGAATCTACAGGTGGTAGGCAAACATTCGAAATGGTTTATTACAATCAAGCATATGTAGAAGGTACACAAATCTTTACTATGAATATTATTGACCAATGTATGCGACCTGATTTAACACTAGGGCAAGTATATAAAAATTTATATTTAGTAGCTGGACTTGACCCTGCATCATCTGGTTATCAAGCATCTGTACTATGGGGTATAGACCAGTACAGAGGTGAACTGTATTTAGTTGATTTAGAAAATAGACGTGGTGGTGGTATTAGAGCTGCGCTAGACCAAATGGCTGAATGGTTACACGAGTACGACTGTAGACATTGGATAGTAGAAGAAAACGGATTTCAAACAGCAATTCGACAAGACGCTGCTATAAAAGAATTTACATTGCGTACTGGTATAACTGTACAAGGACATCTTACAGGTAAGAACAAGCACGACCCACTATATGGTGTAGGTGCTATGGCTGACTTGTTTGAAGATAGAAGAATACATTTACCTACTGGTGATGGTATGTCAAATGCAAAAGTACAGCAATATAGGCAACAACTGTTATACTTTGATGGAAAGCCTGTTTCTAAACGAAACAAGGAAAAAACTGATATAGTTATGGCTAGTTGGTTTCCTATGAAGGTTTTTAGGCGTATGCAAAAAGAGCATGCAGCTGATATAGGATTGGACTACAACCCTAGTTATGGAGATTATAAGATGACGGAGATGAACGAAGCACCATGGGCATAGAAAATTTAGATATAAAATCTTATAAAGAAATTGTTCAGAATGCTGCAGAACTTACATCAGGTAAGTTAGTTCAAGAAAGACAAGTACAGAAAGCTAGAATAAAAGCTATTCTTAATGGTGGTGCAGATGGCATCAAAGCATTATTAGGTAATACAATGGAAACCTCTGATGCTGATTTATTACCTGCACCTAACATGTTGCAATCAGGTATTGACCGACTTGCACAAAAAATATCAGGAATACCTCAAGTTAGAGTAGATGTACCTAACGACAATGATTCTAATAGAAGTAAAATACGTGCAGAAAAACTAGAACGTATTGTTACTAACTATGATGAGAAACAAAATTTATTAAGTCAATTACAACAAGCAGCTAGATGGTTACCTGGTTATGGTTACTGTGCTTGGGTAATATCTACAAGACGTGATAGTAATGGGTTTATATATCCTAGTGCAGAATTACGTGACCCTTATGATACATTCCCAGGCAACTTTGGTCCTGACCAACAACCAAGAGAGATGGCTGTAGTAAGACGTATACCTAGATACAAACTTGCACAGATATATCCAGAGTTTGCAGAACAAATATTAAAACAAGATGATGACGAGGGTGATGAGCTTAATGGTGATTTAGCTGCACCTTTTATGTCATATGAAAATAACAGAGAACAAAACTGGGAAGACAATACTTACTCAGGTGTAAGAATTATTGAGTATTACGATATGGGTGGTACTTACGTAGTATTCCCAGAACGTAATATGATTTTAGATTTTATACCTAACGTTCTATCTACACCACCTTTTGTGTTTATGAAACGTACATCTTTTGACCAGCTCAAAGGACAGTACGACCACGTAATAGGTTTGATGGCAATGATGGCAAAGATAAACATTATGTCAGCAAT